CTAAAAAGGTTCTTAACTTCTTTAGAAAGGCTTCGGTTGTAGAAGCGATCACCAACACAGATTACGCTGGTGAGATTGCCGCTTTCGGAGATTCCGTAAAGATTATAAAAGAACCTGAAATCACTGTGTACACATACGAACGTGGAGCAGATGTTACAGCAACTAAATTAACAGATCAAGAGCTAACTCTTGTAGTTGATACAGCTAACGCTTTTAAATTCATCGTTGATGATATTGAAACTTCAATGTCTCACGTTAACTTTAAAGAAGTAGCTAGTTCATCTGCAGCATACGCCCTTCGAGATGCTTATGATGAAGGTGTAATTGCTACTATGTTCGCAGGTGTTTCTGCTTCCAGTCCTAACCATATTCTTGGTTCGGACAACGCTACTGATTTAGCAGCGGGCACATTTGATGGAACTGGTAATCTTGACATAGGTTTTGGATCATCTGAACATGATCCTATTGATGTACTGTCGCACATGTCTCGTCTACTTGACGAGCAGAATATTCCTGAAGAAGGTCGTTGGTTCTTAGCCTCGCCTGACTTCTACGAAGTTCTTGCAAGCTCTGCATCTAAACTTCTGTCTGTTGATTACAATGCAGGTTCAGGCTCAATCCGAAATGGTCTAGTATCTTCTGGTAAGCTGCGTGGATTTGAAATGTACAAATCAAACAACATTGCTGCTGCATCTAATGCTGCAGGCAAATGTTTGGCGGGTCACATGTCTTCTACTGCAACAGCACAGACGATTACAAGTACTGAAGTATTGCGCGATCCTGATTCGTTTGGCGACATTGTACGAGGACTCCATGTTTATGGATCCAAAGTACTTCGTGCTGACGCGTTAGTATCTGCTTTCTACGGTATTGACTAAATAAGTAAGGGGGGTGTAAAAGCCCCTCTTTCTTTTTTTATAAGACTTTTAAAAATTAAAAAGAGGTAAGAATCATGGCAGCAGTCAACATTAGAGACTCTGGTCGAAATACTGCTCGTACTGTAGATGTACGAGATATTGCAGATCGAGTCGAAGAAACCAACCCCGGACAACAAGTAATAGAAGCAGACGTTACCGTAACCACTGCTACTATTGCTGTTACAGACGATACAAATACTGATGTTAGCTTTGTACAACCTGCGGGAACTATTATTCGTAACTTAATTGCTATTCCAGCAGGTAATATTGTAACTGGCGGATCAAGCGGCAATGACGTAGACTTTAGTTTAGGAACAGCCGCAGGTGGTGGACAAATCATCGCTACTGAAGCTATCCTTGACGATGGTGGATCAGCCGTAACTTGGGCAGCTAAAACACCTTTGTATCTTATTAAAGATTCACATGGGCACGCAGCTAATCAATTTGTGAGTACTTCAGTAACAGCAGGTGTAGTAGGCGGTCCAGCAACTTCAGAAGCTATTGTTATTGCATCAACTTTGTATAGTGCAGCAGCAAGAACTTTACACGCTAGGCTTACTCCCATCGGTGCTGATCTAGCTACAGCCGCTACTACGGTTAAGTATATTGTACAGTTTGAACAACTAGACTAGACGTATGCCACAACTTGGTAGTGATAAAAATCCTATAGTCCTAAATGGCTCTAGTAAGCCTAAAAGCACTAGAGTCTTAGGACTGTTAGGTACTTCGTATTCTGGTAAAGCTAAACAGAAGTATGTTAGTAATTATGATAACATATTCAGTAAAAAGAAAAAGGATGCTTAATGGCTACTACATATTTAACACTTACTAACGAAGTTCTTAGAGAGTTGAATGAAGTTCAATTAACATCAGCAAACTTTTCGGACGCTGTAGGAATACAGGCGTTTATAAAAGAGTCTATTAATAGATCTTTAAATGACATTGCTAATGCAGAACCTCAATTACCTTTTTTTGCTGTTGCAACTAGCGGAGATACTGATCCTTTCTATGGAAATGTTAATGTATCTACTACAGCAGGAACACGCTGGTACGTTCTTAAATCAGGAAGCTCTAGTATTACTACAGATTATTCGTGTGTAGATTGGGATGATTTTTATCTTACTACTATAGGTGTCTCAGGAGAAGCTGCTCCTTTTGTATCTAAAGGTTTGCGGTTTATTACTCTTACAGATTGGAAAAGATATATTAGAGATTCTGAAAATGCAGATGATGCAGATACTCAGAACTACGGAGAACCTTCTTATGTAATCCGAAGTCCTGATAACCGCAAGTTTGGATTAAGTCCTATTCCTGATAAAGCATATAAAGTTTATTTTTATGCGTTTAGTGCGCCTACAGAACTTGTTTCACACGGGGATGCTATTATACTGCCCGATCAATATGCTTCTGTTATTACAGCACGCACACGTTACTATGTTCATCAGTTTAAAGAAAGCTTGCAACAAGCAGTTTTTGCATTGGATGATTATAAGCAGGGGATGAAAAGAATGAAATCTAATCTCATTAATCCTCAGCCTAAAAATATGACAGACGATAGGATTTCTTTCTAGTGGCTGCGTCGCAACCTTTTTCAGTTGCGTTACAGGGCGGTTTAAATATATCTAGTAATTCGCTAGAGCTTTTGCAAACCCCCGGAATTGCAACTAAGTTAAAAAACTTTGAAGTCTCTACAAGGGGAGGCTATAGACGTATTAATGGCTTTAATCTTTTTGGAGATGGCACAAGACCTAACAGTGCTAATGACATAGAAGGGCTACAGGTTTATGCTGATGGAGTAATAGCTGCAGCAGGAACAAATATATACTTTAGTCAAGATGGCGATAGTTGGTTGCAGATTAACAAAGCTAGTGTTGCGGCAGGGGGAGATAATTATTCTGCTTTTACAGGACGTAGTGCTTCCGCTAGAACTTCCCAGACTAAATCTTCTTTTGCAGTTTTTGAAGGTAACACAATATATGGCGAAGTTGTCGTTACTGATGAAGGATCTGGAGCTAAACCCTTTTATTTTAAAATGACAGGAACAGATGTTTTAACAAGTAGAACTTTTTTTGCAAAAGAAATAACAGTAAGCGGTACACATTTTCCTAAATATTGTGTTATACACGATAAGCATTTAGTAGTTGCTGGAGCAGCCACAGCTTTAAATACTATATTCTATAGTGGAACAAATGACATAGATGATTTTACATCGACAGGCTCTGGTAGTATTGTATTAGACGATCAAGTAGTAGGTTTAAAATCTTTCCGAGATGAATTATTTGTATTTTGTAGGAACTCTATATATAAATTACAAAATATAAATGACTCAAGTAATATAGCAATTGTTCCTGTTACAAAAAACGTAGGTTGTGTAGATGGTAAGACTATACAAGAGTTTGCAGGTGATTTGATTTTTCTTGCTCCTGATGGTTTTAGAACTATTGCAGGCACAGCACGAATTGGCGATGTAGAGTTAGGAACTATTAGTAGCTCAATACAACCATTAATAAATTCAATTGTGGGATCAAATTCTATATTTGAATACAGCAGTGTTGTACTAAGAGATAAATCGCAATACAGAATGTATTACAGCACAAGCACTTCTTCTACAACTAATTCTAAAGGTATTATAGGTACTCTTACTAAAAGAGGCTTTGAGTGGTCAGAAGTAGCAGGCATACAAGCTCCCGCGATTACTTCTGGATTTAACTATGCAAGAAACGAAAAAATATATCATGGAGATAGAGATGGGTATGTTTATAACCATGATACGGGAAATACATACAACCCTGCAGGAACATCTGTAAATATTGAAGCTGAATATCAGTCGCCTGATTTTGATTACGGAGACTTTGGTACTTTAAAAACTTTAGATCATGTTAAAGTGTCCTTACTTCCTGAAGGAGATGTATCTCCAACACTTAGAGTTCGTTTTGATTTTGATAGTTTAGATAGACTTCAGCCCGGAGATGCTAATATTATTTCAGCAACTCCCTCTATTTTCGGAGACTCTGTAGCTATTTTTGGTACAAGTAAATTTGGGTCGCCTGAACAACCTTTAGTTAAGTCTACAATAGTAGGAAGCGGACACAGTAACTTTTTTAAAATCTTTAGTAATGATGATAATGCTCCGTATACTATAAACGGATTGTACATCAACTATAGACCTTCAGGAAGACAATAATCTAAAAGGGCGTTAGTCCTTCGGACAAGAGAGAATTAAACTATGGCTCAAGCATACACACGACAAAGTACAATAGCTGATGGAGATACCATCACAGCCGCCCTTTTTAATGACGAATATAATCAACTTTTAAATGCTTTTGTTTATCATGCAAGCAGTACTACAACTTCTGGTCATAGGCACGACGGAACAACAGGCGGTGGTGGCTCTATATTTCGCATAGGCGACTTAGATTTTTTAAATAAAATAGAAGCCGACAGTACTAACAATCGTTGGGGTGTTTTTGTACAAGTATCTAGTGCAGCGGTAGAACAAGTCCGCATATCTGATGGTGTATTTTCCCCAGTTACAGATAGTGATGTAGATATAGGTACTAGTTCTTTATACTTTAAAAATGCTTACATTGATAGCATTACAACCACAGGTAATGTAGCTGTAGGCGGTAACTTAACGGTTACTGGAACTACTACTTTTAACGGAGGCACACTAACTCTAGGTGACTCAGCAGCCGACAATGTAGTTTTTGGCGCTGATGTAAACAGTGACATTATTCCTAATACGGATAGTGCTTTTGATCTTGGAAGTTCTTCGCAGGAATGGCGTGATTTGTACTTAGACGGTACAGCACACATTGATACGCTAGACGTAGATGTAAACGCTACTATTGCAGGAACTCTAGGTGTTACAGGCGTACTAACTGGTACAAGTTTAGACATCTCTGGAGACATTGATGTCGATGGTACTACTAACTTAGATGTTGTTGATATAGATGGTGCAGTTGACATGGCTACAACTCTTGCAGTTGCAGGTAATGTAGACTTTAACGGTGATTTAGATGTTGATGGTACTACAAACTTAGACGTAGTAGATATTGATGGCGCTGTTGATATGGCTACAACCCTTGCTGTAGCTGGAAATGTAGACTTTAACGGTGATTTAGATGTAGACGGAACTACTAATCTTGATGTCGTGGATATTGATGGTGCTGTAGATATGGCTACAACTCTTGCAGTTGCAGGTGTATTAACAGCAGCAAGTTTAGATATATCAGGAAACGTAGACATAGATGGCACACTCGAAACAGATGCACTATCTTTAAACGGAACAACAGTTACAGCTACTGCAGCAGACATAAATCTTATAGATGGAATAACAAACGGAACTGTTATAGCAAGTAAAGTTCTTATAGCTGATGCAAATATTGACATTACTGGTGGTAGAAATATTACTATTAGTGGTGAGCTAGATGCTGCAACCTTAGACATATCAGGTGATGCAGACATAGATGGTACTTTAGAAGCTGATGCAATTACTATTGGTGGTGTAACTCTAGCAGAAACAATTAGTGATACTGTAGGAGCTATG